CAGACGCTGATGCAATCGCACAGCCTGGAACAACAGGAATAATTCGGTTGGACATTTCTGATAAGTTTGTGTCAATGCCTCAAAATGGGTATCCTTTTGAAAATAGGTTTTGTTTTGCTAGTGAAACGGCGGGTAGAGTTTTCTTGGGTTTACCATCATCAATTACTAGCATTGAAGAATTCAAAACTTGGTTTGGAAATATAGGCGGTGCCGATTTTGTTTATTTGTTAGATCATCCAATCGAATATCCAATTAACAACAATGTTTGTAAAACAATTGTTGGCAGCAATAATGTTTGGACGAATGCGAATGGAATTACGGAAATGCAATTCTGGACTCATCAAAATGGCGAAGGAAGTGTAAGTGACACATCTCCTGTTATTCTTGAATACGAAAAAAGATATACAACTACTGGCGCAACACAGACAGACGAAAATGATTGTATAACCAAAAAATATGATATAAATGAAACGTTTGAGAGAAGAAGTTTTACCATATATGGAGTAATGCCAAGTATAGTCAATTATAAAGATGGGGTGTTTAAGGACTACTGGAATCGTACTGCTACAAGTGAAGAACAAACGAGTATTTGTGTAAGTACAGATTGCAATCAGGTTGCGTTTACATTGCTTACGAGTATGATTGATGATTGCTATGCTATTGATATAAAAACAGGTCAAATCTTCTTCGCTGGAAAAAATACTCAGTATTACGGACACTTCAACACAAACGAATTGTCATAATGGCCATCTCGAATAAACTTAACCATAGCTACCCATAAACAGGCGCCCACGCGGGTGTCTCTTTTAATATAGAAAGGAAAGAAAGACATGTTTCAGTATTACATTATGGAGATTCAGAAATACGCAGACGGCTCATACGGCCACATCGTGCATGTAGCATACGATGAAGATGCTACGCTTGCGCGGAACAAAGCGGAGTCGAAATATCATGAAGTGCTTGCGGCTGCAGCGGTCAGTCAGCTTCCGTCGCATTCTGCAACGATACTGTCTACGGACGGACGGCAGGTTGCGAACCAGTGCTACTATCATGCGATCCCGGCACCGGAACCTGAACCCGAACCGGAACCGGAACCAACTCCGGAACCTGAAGGTGAATAATAGTGAAGAAACAGCCGTCTTATGAAGCGCAAAAGCGCAAAGAATTTATAAGATCGCATGATTTTTCTGTAACTATTGGAAATGATGGAAAGCCTATCGTTACAGTTAAAAGAAAGGAGTGATGTATATGATAAATTGGATTGTCAGATTTAAGAACAAAGCGTTTTGGGTGGCAATTATTCCTGCCATCATTCTTTTGATTCAGGCAGTTGGCGAAGTTTTCGGTTATCACTTCGACTTTTCTGAGCTTGGCAGTCAGCTTCTGCATGTAGTTGAATGTGTATTTGTCGTGCTGACTATTCTCGGTATCGTTGTCGATCCGACTACGAAAGGTGTTGGCGACTCCGACAGAGCGCTCGGATATAAAGAGCCGAACTGAAAATTTGTTAATAAAACAGTTGTTTTGTCCCAGGGGTAACACCCTGGGATTTTTATATTTGAAAGGAGGAAACTATGGGAATTACCGCGAATGATGTCCTTGATACAATGCGAAGTCTCATAGGAGTCGATAAGCGAAAGATCATAGATATATATAACGCCCATAAACCTCTAGCGGTTGGATACAAAGTGCAATACTGGGATGCTTGGTGTGACACTACTGTATCCGTTGTTTTTATTAAACTGAATGCTACCGATTTGATTGGCGGTACTGAGTGTGGTGTTGAAAGACACATTCAGCTTTTCAAAAAGAAAGGTATCTGGGAAGAGGACGGAAATGTTACTCCTACACCCGGAGCCATCATCTGCTACAACTGGGAAGATGATACACAGCCTAATGATGGCTTTGCAGATCACATTGGTATTGTAGAAAAAGTTGAAGGAAATAACATAACCGTAATTGAAGGGAATTTTAATGATGCCGTACAACGCCGTACAATCCCCATAGGCTGGGGTAATATTCGAGGCTACGCATTCCCCAAGTACGACGCTGAAACGCCTGTATCGGCCACACAGAAGCCCACAGAGGCATCTACGCAGCCTGCTACACAGCCTAAGACAACGACTCAAAAAGTCGATATATCTAAGCCTGTTATTGACATCAGTGAATGGCAAGGCGTGATTGATTGGGAGAAAGTGAAACCTCAAATAGGCGGTGCGATTATTCGTGTGGCGTATGGCACAAAGAAGAACGACACATATGTCGGACGTAATCTTGAAGAGTGCGATAGACTTGGCATCCCATATGGCGTTTATATCTACTCTCTTGCTTCTAATGCTACGATGGCAAAACAGGAAGCTCAGAGAGCGCTGAGTATTGTCAATGGTCGTAAGTTTATCATGCCTATCTATATTGATCTTGAAGAGAATCAGTATGCGTCCGTCGCAAGACCTGTCGCTAAAGCGTTCTGTGACGAAATTAAGGCCGCTGGATATAGATATGGTATCTATGCCTCTGAGTCTTTCTTCAACGCCTATATTGACGGTGTGGACGCTCCTGGCTACTCTCCGTGGATTGCTAAGTATGGCACGAACAACGGACAGAAACAGAACAAACCGAATGTCAATGTCAAATACGATGGATGGCAATATACATCCGTCAGACATTTCGACGGTATCGAAGGTAATGTAGATACGAACGAATTCTATAATACGTTTGATGGTGAAGGTTCTGCTCCGGTTGTTAATCCTACTCCTGCTGCCCCCTCTTCTAATCTGAAATCTGTTGAAGAGATTGCAAAGGAAGTTATTGCAGGAAAATGGGGAAATGATAATCTTCGAATCCAGAAACTTTCTGAGGCTGGTTATGATGCTAATGCTGTACAGAAGAAAGTCAATGAACTTCTCGGTGCAGCCTCTTCTACACCAACTCCTGCAAAGATGTCTATTGAGGAAGTTGCTAAGCAGGTTATCAATGGCAGATGGGGTGCAGGAAAAGAAAGAATTGTGAACCTGACGAATGCAGGTTATGACGCTAATCTTGTACAGCAGAAAGTAAATGAACTGCTTAATGTCCAGACTACGGATTACATTACTTACACTGTAAAGGCTGGTGATACGCTGTCTAGGATTGCTGCTAAGTATAAAACAACGTATCAGAAAATCGCAGCCGATAATAACATTGCTAATCCTAATAAAATCTTCATAGGTCAGCAACTAATTATCAAACGATAATTGAAAGTGAGGTATGATCCAATGGGACACATAGATTGGAATGGAGTGATAATTGCTTTGATAGCATTTTTCGGCTCTGCTGGTATATGGACATATTTCGATCATAAACAGCAGAGGAAAGCTGAAAAAGAAATGCAAGATAGTGAGATGATGAAGGAGTTAAAAAGCATTCACAAAGAGATTGACGAACTGCGCAGTACTATGGCAGTCAATGAAGTGAAGTCAAGACGTGTGAGAATTTTAAGATTTGCAGATGAGGTATTTCTTGGAGTTAAACACTCCAAAGATAGCTTTGATCAAGTGCTATCCGACATCACTGATTATGAGACATATTGCGATGCACATCCAGGATTCAAGAATAACCAAACAGAAGAAACGGTAAAGTTTCTAAAGAGGATCTATGAGGAAAGAATGGAGAAAAAGGACTTCGCACAATATGAACCAAAATAAAAATGACGGGCTGATCCGAAAGGTGAGGCCCGTTTTTTTTCGTATTTTCTCCAGCAAGTACAACAAAATGCAACTTTCTGGAGAGATTATGTAAGGAGATTGGAAGCAATCTCTCCTCTCCTTTCGTTAAATTTAACCTGCATTCAATTGCATTCAAAATCTGAATAGTACCTGAATCCTGCGAACCCTTGATTTTACTGGGTTTTTTAGGCAAAAGAAAAAAGCGCGAGACGGGATTCGAACGCTTTTACATACTCTCAAATCCCTTGATTTTAAAGGATTCTTTCATGTTTAATTTCGCCTGCATTCAACCCGCATTCAAATTTGTTTGAAATGCTCCTGATATACGTTCAATTGTTTCTTTGCTTGTGAGCGGATTAAAGATGTACGATAGAGTCGTCTGTATGCTTGAGTGACCTAGCTGCAGGCGTATCTCATCGATCGGAACTCCGCTCGACTGTAACACTGACGCATATGTCTTTCTGAGTTTGTGCGAACTCTTTTTGATGGAACTGGTTCGTTCGGCATATTTCTCAAGAACGTAATTGACCTGGCGTGTTGTAAGCCTATTCCCATCACGCATAAAGATGAACGCGTCCATATCAGGCGCTTCGGCTCTCTGATACAGCTCTTCTAATATCTCCCATGCTTGCGGTACGAGAACGACAAATCGATCCTGCCGTGTCTTTGTGTGAACGACTACTGACCTTTCACCAGTCTCCTGATTGCGTGTCTCTTCTCTGGATACATGAAGGTGCATATTGTCGTGGATGTCACCCCACTTCAAGGCTACAAGTTCTCCTACGCGCAGACCAAGCATCAGGTTCAGCTTGACAGCCATGAATGCGACATTGCCATCCGCTGCATAATGAGCATCAAGATAAGCATAAAGTCTATCCATCTCTTCTGTGTTGAACGTTTCTGTTTCTCCGGTCTTTTTATTGACCTGTTTGAACTTCACAGTTATCTTCAGCTTGTGCATGGGATTGTTTTTGATATACTCTTTTTCTTCTGCGAGTTCAAACATCCCCTTCAGGATAGTCTTTACGTTTGTCCACTCATGCCGCGTCATCGCATTGTCACGGATCAGTTGATTACAAAATGTATTCAACTGAATTGCCGTGACATGACGCAGCATACTGTTGAACAAAGTACTTCCACAGAAGTACTTAGCATAGTGTTGTTTATGCCTCTTCACAGTGTTTGGACTCTCCGTAATGCTTGCCTTATACGTGATCCATTCTTCATAAAGATCTGTCAGTGTTATCTTGTCAAGGTACAATTGATCGGTGTACAGGCCGTACAGCTGTTCATACAAATCACTGACATCGGTTGCTCTGACGAGCCGCCGTTTCTCCCCATCTCTTTTGAAGTATGTCTGATATCTGCCATCGGGGAGCTGTGTGATCTTATATTTGTGTACGGCCAGTACCTTACGCTTCCTGTCTCTCATAGCCATGACTTGAGAGATTGCTTCCGGAGTAATATTACCACAATCAAGAGCATCATTCAATTCGGTAATATTCAGATTGTATCACCACATGATTGTTTCTAAAGGCATTACTGCTTTTAGTGGGCAATTTGGCAGGCGATTTCCATTTTCTTTGAATCCTTTATTGTAATATTTATCAAATGACCCCTCTTCATATCCTATGATTGCCATACATCTAATATTATCATAGTCAAACGGACATCCATAACATGATTCAGGCATGTCTATAGGCATTGTTAACTGTATCATTACTCTCTCCTTATTACGCTAAACGCACCGTCAATGCTAATAACCATAAATTTCTTTTGACATTTCTCACAAACCATTTCGCAAGATCGCTCTCCCATAACCCTTTCTCGTTTGGCACCAGAAATTATGATTTTACTCTGGCAATGCGGGCATGTGATTTCTTCTTCTAACATAAGTATTCCTTTTATTATGACTCTTTATAATATGTACAAAAAATATCATTGAAGTAATAGATCGTAAAAGTATCTCTGCATGATTTACAAATGCGTTTGCATTCATTTGTTTTTTCTAGCACCTTCATTTCATCATCTGTTACTCCTTGTTTGTACCCACAGTTTGGGCATTGCACTTCTTTATCCATTTTCATCAACGTAGGGATCCATTAAGAAGTTGCGAACAATATGGCATCTTGTTACAAATGATTCAAACGTTATATCTGGCCACAGTTGTTTTGTGATCCATGTTGTGAAATCATCAATGTCCATAGATTTAATATATTCAAAGTTTGTCAGTGTGCTATATGTATACTCGCGAACTTCAGGCTCTTCTTCTCCATCAAAATATTTTTTGAAAGCAATGTCACACGCCATATCGATAGCTGCATCGATTGCTTTTCTCCTTGGGTCTCCTTCACAAAAGTCTTCCGCTAAGAGACTCAGTGTTGTGATGTTATTGATGGTGTCTTTAATCTCTCTTTTATTTTCGGCTGTGTATTCCAAATTAAATACCTCCATTTTCATGCTCTTTTTTATTTGGGCAAGTATCTGTCCCTTCAAACATGGCAAAGCTGACTGGGAATTCAGGGTGTTTGATGTTACTGAAATGTCTCATACAGTCACGATTTTTGCATGTCTGAGAGGCACAGAATGTGATATCATCATCAAACAACTCAAACATTGATTAATCCTCCTTATTATTTCTGCTGTCTGCAACAAAGAATCCAATAAGTGAACCGAATATCATACTGCTAAGTATCAAGCTGGCTTCTACCAGCAAAAATGTATAATCCATCATCCCTCCGTTTCCATAATGACAACTCGTGCATTATCAAGTTCTTTTACACCGTATTCATACATGCCTACCGCGTTAATGAGCATTGATGCTTCATATGCTTCAGACGTATAATCTGGATAAATGTAAAACGCATAATCTCTACATGAATGTTTTTTATCAACGGAATCATCTTCTTCGGACGTATTGACTGATTTGCCAAATGTTATTTCGTTCTGCATTATCTGTGGGAACACTTCAAGTGGTATGTAATCATAGAAATAGTCAAAACATCCATACACTTCATTGTTTTTCATGGCGTCCTCATACATTTTGATGTCCTCTATGAGGAAGTATCCTTTGCGCAAATAATTTGTTTCTGGAAGCCCCTCTAAGTACAGGTAACGCACATTTGCTAAATCTTTTTCTCCGTAACAATTCTCATATGTAAACTCTTTTTTTAACGGATCAGAAAATTTGTCTGTTGGTATCATGCTGAAGCGTTCATGTAAGTTTGACGCAAATGATCTTGATCTTGAGAATACATCGTGAAGATTTCCGTTCATGTCGTATGGTCCGAGTGGGTAAAATAGACCGTCATCATTATTCTGATATCCTAAAAAATAGTTATAGTAGTAACTCATGTTTAATCACCGTATTTACTCTCTTGAATCCAGAGTATAATGAATATAACTACGAATATTACTACGCCAATACCAATTTCGATCCAGAGTGGTATCAGCACTTTTACCCACGACCAATCTATCTTTCCTATGAGTTTTAAAATAATAAATGCAACCTGTAACAAGCCGAGAAAACTACATCCTGTTACAATGGGTGTGGTGTTATTATTTTCTTTTATATATCTACTCATTTACATCCCTCCGTTCATCTGTGCTGCCGAATCCGCCTTCACCTCTCTTTGTTTCATCGAGTTCGTTAACTTCATTGAATTCAGCTTGTTCGAACGGCAAAAATATGATTTGTGCTATTCTGTCTCCGTTATATATATCTTTTCCTGCATCAGTATCATTGTGCAATGCAACGATTATCTCACCTCTGTAGTCAGAATCTATAACGCCGACACAGTTAGCAGGACGCAATCCTTTCTTAAAAGCAAGACCACTTCTCGCAAATATTGCTCCGAAATATCCATCAGGAATAGCCATAGAAACGCCAGTACCGATTCCGACAGTTCCATTTGCAGGTATGATTGCAAATGTATCTTCACCTAAATTTGCATATAGATCATATCCGGCAGCATAATCAGAACCTCTTGTTGGTAACTTTGCGTTTTCATCCAATTTCTTTATGTTTATTTGCATGTCTGTTTTACCTCTAATATTGCCCCGTCAGGCGTTTTATACCATGTTCGCAATAAAAACTGTTCACCGATATAACATTGGTTGCATGGGCTTCTATTGCTTACACAGATCGAATATTCGCATAACGGGCAAAGTTTCTTGTTACGCCTATATTTTTGAATAAGTGTTTTGATTAATCTCATATCTTTTGTCCGATGCCTTTCTCATACTGTCGGCAACAAGCGAGCTTTCATCGTCAATCCGTAAATCTCGATGGGCATCACATAATTATTTTTGCTCATATGGGAATAACGCACCCAAATACTCAGTACCTTTTATACTACGCTCCAACATCTCTAAGTATTCCAAACCTTTTTCCGTAAGAACATATTTTTCTTCTGGATCAATGTAATTATCTTCAGCGTCTTTTAACGCCTTTTTGATCTCTTGTGTATCTATAGTTTTCGACACTGTTACAATTCCATCTTTTTCTTCGTCGTAAAGCTTTGCAACGATTTCAATTTGTATGGCGTCTGTTGGTATATAGATCATTGCACGATCTTCGTACACTTCTATCCCATTATACTGGCTGTTCTTCTTCTTGTTTTCGCCCATCGACACCTCCTTTTAATAGCTCAGATACGATTTGCATATGTTCATTCTGTAGTTCTTCGTCAACATATAACTCATTGAGTATTGGACATACATAATATCTGGCAATATAATTAGCAACACCGTCTGATTCATACATCTGTGTCATCATGACTTGATGCATACGATGTTGAATCGGTATATCCTCATGTTCTCCGTCATTACAGCATGGACATATGGCCACCTCTTGCATCTATGATATCCTTTCTGCAAACTGGTTATTTGATGCCAGTTCAACGCCAAGAACATCGTCTAAATGTGGAATCTGCCCAGGCACGTATCTTCCATATTTAATGATTATATTTTTGAAGTCAGACAGTAGATCGATCTGTTCGGTTATCTCATCCTTATTGAACCCTGTGTAGATCACGATATCATCATCGCATTTATATCTATTACGCAGCATATCAATAAAGCTATCTAGCTCTATAATTGAGTCGAGAGGCTCAAGACCCATACATACAATTGCATGTGTTATATTGTTGTTGAGATATCGTTCGCAAAGATAGTCAATAGGGATAATGATATCTTTTTGTTCTGCAAGTTCAGCGTTTTGACAAAATATTTGTCCATCAACATTGCATTTAAAACTACATTTTGGAAACATGAGTGTCATTGATGGAGTTTTATAATTAACAAAGTCTTCGTCAACGACACCCTTTAGCACGATTGTGTTATTCATTGCATCACTCCGTCATTTGTCAATACATTCATCCATTTTCTCTTATCAAATTCGCGTTTCCTGATTCTCTGGTATCCGCTTGTGGGAACATAGAACCCTACAACGCGAGCGTATGTGTCAGCAATAGGTTCGCCACATTTCGGGCAGGTCTTCTTACTGACAAACGCATGTCCGTCTTTACATACATTGATCTTTGTCGTAAAGGCGAAGTAGATAACACCTTGTGACGCAACGTAATTGAGCATATCCCATGCAGCCTCTTCTGTTGGGAATCTGTTTTCGATATTGATGTGTGCGATGCATCCGCCTCCACACTTCTTATCAAACAGAGATCCGAGTCTGCACTTCTCTTGGATAGTGCATTTTTCCATCAGCGGAATCCACTGATTTGAGTAGATGAAGTATTTGTTATTTTCGTATAGTAAGTTATCTGCCTGACAGATAACGCCTGCACAGTTCTCTGCCGGTATCATTTCGATATTGAACGTAAAGTCACATTCGAAACTGTCTTTCACTTCGTTCATTGCATCCAATATCTCTGTGGCAAATTCGACAGCTTCGTCTGAATAGCTTTTACACCCAAGCTCATCTGTTTCGATTAACCCAAACATATCCATGACTTCGTACATGCCGATTCCACCGATCGTGCAGAACTGTTTATCAAGTTCTACAGCACCGTCTTGATAGTTTGGCAACAGTCCTTTTTCAATATTGCGTTTAATAATGTGCCTCATGGACGACAGTGCTTTGCAATCAAGTAAGACCCTCTTTCTAAGAATCTCGATGTATTTTTTTCTGTTCAGTCCGCTCTCATATGCGATACGTACCAAATTGATTGTGCTTACTCTGCAAGAACCAACCGACAAGGCTGTTCCACCGATTGAGTTGATAAACGCATCGAGTTTCGATGTGTCCGAGAGCAGACGGCAGCAGTTGCTGAGTACGCCGACGTTATCGCTTACAAAGAAGTTCGAGTCAGACCATCTCCTGTTATGGTTGGAACACCATCTAGCGAAGTCTTCGTCTACAAATTTGCCTTCCTGATACAGAAGACTGTATGTAAGCACAGGATATGTGAACATCTGAGTTGTACGTGTTTCGTCTACAACTTCCATGAACTCTTTCTGTGCCTGTATCAGTTCTTCGATATGATCGATAGCCATAACGCCGTCTGGGAAAATGGTTCCTCCGAACAATGACTCTAAATACGGTCTGTCGAAGATTGATACGTTCGTAAATGCCGTCTGATCAATTCTCAGGAACGGCTGGTTTAACCTGAATATGAGCTTTTGGCATTGCTGTCTCCAGTAATACTCAGGATCTTTGATGTAGTAACCAGTCTCAACATCTTTCTTCCAGAACCACCACGCCCAAATCAGGACGTTTGGCATCCCTACTGCACCTGACTGTCTGTTTGACAAGAAGCTGACAAACTCAATCACGTCGTCAATATACGTGGTCAGATGTTTTGGAGGCTCGTTATTATAGTTGTTCAGGAAGAACAGTCCTTCTGTTGAAAGTCTTGTAAAATCATTAGCCCAACAATAAGGAAAGTACGATGATGTTGTGCTGTCGTTCAGATAAAAACCACGGCTGAACTCCTGCTCTAACCATTGCTTTGCTGTACGCAGACCCCACTGTTTCTTGATTGTTGAAAAGATTTTGTTGAGTGCGAATAGTTTATCTTCACTTTTACCTTTCTCTGTCATGAAGCTGCGGATGTCTCTGTTACGAGCATTTGCATTTGGATCGATTGTTGAGTCTGCCAGTGTACTTTTATCAATGAAGTTCTCAATGAACTCCGAAAAGTCAAGCTGACTCGGGTGTAACCCGTTTATGTACTCGAACTCTTCTCCGTATTTTTCTTTGAGGTTCTCCAAGCACCTCTCAAAGTCTTTAGTTAATTTCAGTTGAATATCCATTATTGTTCTCCGACCCATTGCAGGGCTTCACCGAATGTCATTACTTTGTCGTCAACGGCGAGTACTGGCGCAGTTTCGAATCCGCGTTTCAGCATCTCGTCCACATCATCGATTTCTGTATAGTTCACTCCCTTCTGATCGAGCTTTGTTTTTAACACATTACATTTAGGGCAATGTGTTGTGAATAATGTAACCATGCTATCACCTGCCTATCCTCTAAGTTCGTCTGCGTGGCGGCTTATCCATCCACGGTGATTATGTGTCAATCTACAAACGGCTGTACGTTCCTCATCTCTGAAATGCTCTATGTATTTGCCAAAGCCACTTTCTACTGTATTTTCAAGATCGCATTGTTGTCTGTGACCTATGACAATTACTTTCGTATTATTGCCAATTCGTGTTAGCGTCTTCTTTAATTGGTTCACTGTATAGTTCTGAGCCTCGTCAATGATGACTACTGCATTATCAAGATTCTGGCCTCGTAAAAATGTATCAGTAATACATGTAATGTATGCACTGCCATTCTTCTGGTTTTCAATGTCGCTTGTCAGCGCCGTATATGGATTCACATTACATGTAATCAACGCTTGGCAACACGGCTCGAAGTATACTGATGACTTCTGATCCATATCGCCTGGGAGATATCCTTGTTTGCGTTCGCCATATGGCGACATGATATAGATGATTTTTGGATATCTCCCATACTGTACAAGCAGGTTGGCTACGCCGACTGCGATTGTCGTCTTGCCAGTGCCAGCTTTCGCATTCACAAAGATGATGTCTTTGTCTTTGCTCCATATCGCTTCTGCAAATTCATATTGCTCATCATCGAGTGTCATACCGTAAAAATTTTCTTTATCGATGTGTTCAGGAGGATTTTTAACCGTTGTTGTGGTTGTAGTTGTTCTGCGTTTACCGCCCAAGGTCTACACCTCCTTAGATAATTTCATCGAGATCACAGTCTACACCGATAATATAATCCGTCACCCCTTTTGCTTTTGCGTCTTCGGCAAGCATATACCACTCTACTCTGAAGTTTTCGTCATACTCTTCAGCACTGATGTTTGTTCTTTCCAGAACGTATTCGCGGATTTTTGTATCCACTCTCATCTGGAATTTGACCTGATCTTTTGCTTTGGCTCCGCTGTCCCAGATAAATGTCGATCCATCGTGAATCAAAAATTTTGCATTCGGCATAGCGAATCTTTTGTGTCCGGCAATACCAATCAGGAACCCCATGCTGTATTGATAGCCGAGATTAATTGTGTACACCGGAGTAATGCTGTTTCTGATTACATCGATCAACTCAAATCCTACGTCAACGCTGCCACCGTTCGAACTGACGTACAATAAGATCGGTTTACGTTCTTCGGGTGGAATACCTTTATCTTCTGCGTTAAACTGCAAGATGTGTTGAATATATTCTGCAGTAAGTTCTTCGTGAATGATTTCATTCAGGTAAAGTTTTCTCTGTTGCAGATCTTTCATTGCCATATATTCGTCTAAACAAATTGACACTTCATATTTTGAAAGATCGTAGTACTCGCCTTTTTTAGCTGCCATTACCAATATTCTCCTTAATCCATTCAGTAATTTTGTCGTTTAAGTCGTCGAGAGTGCCTGAATTGTGTATATAAAAGTCAGGTTTTATATTCATAATTTGCGTCTCAGAAGCGTGTAAATTCTGTTCTGGAGTCAATCCGTTGTCAAAATTGTCCCTTTCGACGTGGATATGAGTGACATCGAATCCACAAGTACGCAACTTTTCGACCTCATTTGGGAATCGAACATCCGGAATTATTACGTACTCCCATCTTCCATCAAAGAAAGTTAGGATGGATATGATGAAGTCAACCCAAAAGTCAGGCGCTCTTCGCCGTACTAAATCTGTTCCTGTGTACTGCAATAACCTCCTTCCATCTTCGTCTTTGTTGCCATCCCACCCAAGAAACTGTTTGCATATGTATTTGAGCAGGTCAGCGTAGTGTGTTATCAACACATCTGAGAATTCATCCTCTAGCTGTTCTTTCATCATGTTTGCTATTGTGTCCTTACCGTGTTGAGCACGTCCGGAAATGGCTATGATTTTCATTCTTTCTCCTTTCCTGTTATTAAACAGCTAAGGGGTAATGTTTCAATCCATTTACAAAAAGCTCTCCATTCTGGCAAGCGGTGATTCTTTCGCTGTTTGTAAATGGTCTTCAGTTGCCTATAGTTTGTTGTCATTCTTGCTGTGAGTTTAAAGCCTGCAGGATTGCTGTATAGGATTTTCAAGTATCTGTCTCTAAACTCTTCAGTTTTTCCATCCGGTATCACCATGTCTGGAAAATCTTCGTTAAATGATGTGACCATGTCTTTCATGATTTGCACAATGCCAGGGTCAACATATTCATTGTACGAGTTGTCCAGATCAAACCGTGTGATACGGTGCATTGTCGATTGTGAACTCACAAAGTCAAAGAAGTGATATCGTTCAGCCTCGACCCACGCTTTGTTTGAAAATGTCAAGTCCATTTGCACAATTACGCCTGTAAGCCATTGGTCATGACCTTCTCCAGACCGTGATGTTGCTAATGCCTTGATGCCATCTGTCAATCTCTCATCTATGTTGTCAAGGTCTGCAGCCATTGGGAATTTAGCTCCCCGTATACTGCTTCGTAGTCCGTATACTGTTGCGTTTGACACGCAGCTGCCATCATCCACATAGAGTAGATCGAAGTGTTGATCTGTTGGTGTTTTTGATTCCATACTACCCTCTGTTTCATTAAAGTGTTTTGATATGATTTTAATTTTAGGCCATTCGGCCTACTTCACTAAAATGATTATATCAAATACTTAGTTGTATGTCAATACATTTTATTGATTTCTTTATAATTCTTTTTCGTATGATAACAGTGTGAAATACTGACCGTTTCTCTTCCATCCTTTTAGCAAAATTATATCGTCTTTAGTAATCGGTTCTCTGTTGTATTCTTTGTTATACACTGTAAATCGTGACTCTTTTCCTGAGCCTATTGATTTTGTTATTATAGAGTAACCAAATTGTTTATTGTCCGATTTGCGCCTTAAAGGATAGATGTCGATTATGTATAATTTCTTCTGATCTTCTTCTCTGCCGGATACATATCCAATGTAACCCATGTAGTCTTGGAAGTTTCGTATCTTGATACGATCTTCGAGGTCATCCATATGAGACGACTTTATATGTTCTTCAATCTTAACTAAGATTGGCATCGCGTCTGTAATTGTATAAGATTTTGCTTCTTCGCCTTTCTTAGTTGTCCATGTGGCATGTTCGCGGACAAAAGGTTCAAACGGAGAACCATCAATCATCGATCTCGCCAGTTGTTTTACCTGTCCGTACTTGAACATTTTGCTGAATACGTCATATATTGTCAGCAGTTCTCTTTGGTTGCCAAACTCTGAGAAGAAGTCCAGCTTTATCAGTATTTCAAGTTGCCTTGCATTAATTGTTGTCTTGTCGTCGATTGCCTTTAAGATCTGCACAAAATGGTCGAACCTATCTCTTGTCTTGTAACAGTTTAGTGCAAGATCGTAAAGCTCCTGTGCTACGTTGCTACTCAAATATTTGATTGACGACATACCTTTTGTAATGATTTTACGTTCTTTGTCGAAAGCATACTCTGCCGTTGAAACACCCCATTTTGGTGATGTCACTATGATGTTATTCCGTTTGGCATATTTTATAATAGCAGCCGTCTTCTCCGTATTGTCGCTAAAGATGTTCAATGCTGCTGTTAAAAATTCATATGGATAATAATATCGTAAGTACCCTGATATATACCCAATACAGCTGTAAGCATCTGAGTGGTTCCAACTGAAAGCGTATGCTGATGCATCTAGGATTACTTGCAGGAACGGCTTTATGACCGCCTCTGCTTCTTCCTTTTTCATTTCATAGTTTTCCACTATGAATTGTATGAATCTCTCTTCTATTTCAGGCAGCAGTGTTTCTGTACCTTTTTTCTTTGCGATTGCACGTCTGACATTATCACTTTCTGCTGCAGAGTATCCGCAGAACTTTACCAAGAACTGCATGATTGTCTCTTGCATGGCGATTCGTCCTGCTTCAGGTGCTAAAAATTCATTTAGTATTTCGAGTCCATTATCGTAGAACTCGCCGTCTGCTACGCTGTCTCTGAAACTAGCACATGCTGGTCTTAATAGGCCGTTGCCAAATGACAGCCATTTGATCATGGAGAAATTTGGCACTCTCTGTTTTGCTATCTGTAATGTCTTGTCAGACATGAATCTCTTTATATATTGTTGAGCTGAATTACTCTCCCATTGGAAGATTAGCGTTGTGTTATCTCGTATACTCTTCCATACGTTTTCGTCATCCAGGTCAACATTATCAGGTGTTAATCGGTCAATACCAGCCATTTTACATGTTTCATTGATAACGCCTATATTGTCGAGACCTAAAATGTCGAGCTTCACGTACATTAGTGCATCAAGTTCCTTCATGTCTAGCATTGATACTGGATACGGAGTGCTTTTTAACGAACACATCCCTATCGTTTCTTCTATAGGTAAATCGCTTATTAGAACGCCACTTGGATGTGTGCCAACTGAAACGATTGTCCCGTTGATAATATCCACATATTCAAACACTTCTGGATATTGATCTCTTGCTTTATACTCGTCCTGTTCTGCCAATTTGTTTATCTGGCTGGATAGCTTCAGGTAATTGACGTCTTCAGAACCCTTGTATAACGCTTTGCAAACATCACGTACAGCGCCTTTTAATGCGATTGTATTGAAGGTAATGATCTCTGCAGATTTAATACTTTGCAGATTCATTTTATCTTTGAGAAGAAATTGCTTTATCCGTTCTCTGTCATTTCCAGAATAGTCAGTGTCAATATCTGCGTTTGTTACTCGCGAAGGATTCATAAAACGGAAGAAGTTAAGTCCAAATTTCATACTGTCCATCTGGGTTATACCAAGAAGGTATGCTATCATGCTGCCTGATACAGAACCACGTCCGTATCCACATTGAATATCGTTATCCTTTTCCCATTCTCTCAGGTACGTCTGTAGAAGCATAAAGTCAATTGACTTCGTCTTCTTGTACACTTCGAGTTCTTCGTTTACGGTTTGAACAAGTTCTTCTCTCGTGTGGTTTTTGAGCGCATATGGATGTGTATCAATAGCACTCATCACCTTTTCTGTAAATATTTTCTCCGGATCTTTATATATGTGCGGATATTTTGTACCTTGGTCAAGTTCAAACGGCTCTATCATGTCCGCAAGTCTATTTGTGTTTTCGATTGCCTCCAGATTAACGTCCATCGGTAAGCAGTTCTGGATCTTATACGCTTCTACAAGCTCGTCATATGTTTTAAATTTCAGATCCCAGTTTGCTTCACCGTCAAAATGTATATCTTTTGATGCCTGTAAAATCGACCTTCCTTTTTCATGTCGTTCATCCAATACATGCGTATCAGTACCAGCTATCAAAGGCACATTGATCATCTCACTTAATGTAAGCAATCTCCTGTTGTGCATTTTTTGTTTTTCATCAATGTGATGGCCTATCTCCAGGAAACATCTAAGTTTATTTGTGTCAAGAAACCTGATAAATTTATCCTGTGTCTCTTGTTCGCCTTTACCAAGAACACCGCCAATACAAGCCGTTGTAACAATGATATTACATGACGTTTGAAACAGCTCTCTAAACGTTATTCTTGGGACGTAGTAAAAATGACCGTCATCCCTATTGAAAGATTGCGATATCAATCTGTTTATTTCGAGAAATCCATCGTAATTCTTTGCAATCAGCACACAATGGTAGTTATCTCTTACTCTTTCAGCAAGGCTTTCAGTCAGATAACATTCAACTGCGTGTATGTATTTCATTCCAGCTTTTTCAATTTCGCATTTCTTCTGCCACCACTGCATGACTGATCCATGCTCACTGAAAGCCATTGCTGTCATACCACATTGTTGTGCTGCTTTAATATAATCTCCGTATTGTGTAACGCTATCTATATTGGTTACAGCATTACTCAGGTCGGAGTGAAGATGATAAACAACGTAATTACTCATTGTTTTCTGTTTCTCCGTAAAGCATGTCTAATTCTTCTGGTTCGATATCTTTGGTCGGCTCTTTAGGTGTAGTACGTATAGGTATATACTCATACTCGTCAAACGCACTATTAATCCCACTGTCTGGTGAAATTCGTATTGTTCTAATTGCATCTGGATTCGGGTCATAACGTATTGTCCTAGTTGGATGACCTATGGTGTATGTATAATATGGTGTAGTTGTCGTTGAGTAAACGTTTGATGTTACAAAATTATTAAAATTAAGATTGTCATAATCTAAACCTGCCGTCATATAACTTCTTGAACACCTCCTCTCCTTTATCAACAGGGGCATCTTTTTCATCTAGCAGTTTGTCTTTATCCCATAAGTAATATACATTTGTAAAGTTACTCAATCTTCGAATGTTTTTGTCTTCTCTGATTGTTATGTCATTGTCTAATGCGAACACTACATCAAACCCGTGTTTTATTAACAAATTTAGCTGATTTTGACTCAAATGTGACGTCAAAATCGCCGCTGTATTGCATATTCCCCATGTATTTGCCAGCAAAACGCTCTTACAACCCTCAAAAATTATGACTTCGCGCTTCTTTTTGATTGTCTCCATGTTGTCAAACATACCGTATATCGTGTTAATCGTACCCCACTTATACCTGTATGAATATTTTCGCAAGCCTTTTTCTTTCCATCTAGGATCGAGCGTTCGTCCGCCGATGTTGACAATTTTTCCATTCATGTCTCTGATTGGGTACACAATTCTGTTGTCGTAGCTGTCGTATCGCACTTGAAACTTATCCATTGTCTCAATTGAGATACCTTCATCAACCCAAAACTGTAATTTGTCAAGTTTGCGTTCGTATTGATCCATAATATCGTCAGACAGAATGGTTGCAGTACATTGTTTTTCTTGTCGTTTACTGTCAGTAAACTTTTTGCATACACTCACTACATCTAATTTGCCTCTCGGTGCATTTATTTCACCGTCATACCCTACATATTCTCTGATTTTTTTCACAACGCCACTGTTACTGAGGTTAAAATAGTACTGTATAAAGTTATAAATGTTGCCCGACTTACCGCTCGAATAGTCATACCACACAGGCGGATCAGGTCTTACAGAGAACGAAGGTGTTCTCTCCGGAGGGAAGGTAAATGGAGATATGCCCCAGTACTCTTCCCCCCGCTGTTCCAGCTCAACGAACTGTGATATGTATTCTACGATATCAATCGAGTGAATTAATTCGTCGAGTTCCATATGCATCCTTTCTTAATATGGAATATCTGGTATGTGTTGCTTTTTTGCCTGCTCATACAGGATATGATTACCGTCAAAGTACATATCTATGTATTCGCCATCGGCATGTTGCATTCCGTTTCTATTTACTACTACAGTCATTTTCTTATTTCCGCAATCTTCGCCATCCTGCTCAATCTCTTCTGGCGTCTTATCACTTAGCATAATAATCGTAGAAGCGTTACGTGCAATCTTGGCTGAGTCTGCTAGTTTGTTGGTTGCCGTAGCTTGTGCGGCTCCTATAGCGGCAATATTCATCGAGCCAGCAAGTTCATTCTTAACAACATCAACACATTTACCCATAGCAGCATATGTTTGGAATGCATCCATTTCATTTCCGGTCGATTTGAAGTAGTCAACGACAAGAACATCAATCGGCATCGTATGATTTACTCGTTTCACAGTTCTGTATATCTCTTCTGAACTGAAGTATGGCATGTAAATATGCTCGAATTTGCTGTGTTTGAGCCAAACCATTGATTCACGTATTCGTCTCATATCGTCTGCTTCATAGTTACCGGCTGTTAAAGATTTATAAGTTACATTACTTAAATGAGATAACATCCTGGCTGTAAAAAGCCTGTCAGATAACTCAGAGTCTATGTATAGTACCGAATATCCTCTTCGCAAAAGGTCGACTGCACAGTTGAGAAGCATGATGCTCTTGCCTACCTTTTGTTGAGCGCCAAAGATAATCAGCTCACCTCGCTCAATGGTCACATATTCGTTTAGTATCGGGAACTTGAACGGTATACCAGAATATCCATCACCCTGTCTCTCTTCAATCTCCCTCCACAATCCATCAAGCTTGTTGGCATATGATTCTACGTCATCGTTATATGTATATGATGTCATCACCCGGTCAATCTCTTCGTAAACACGCTTTCTGACATCCTCTTCTTCGGGATTCATCAAGATGTTTTTGCATTCATCAAGTTTGTTAAACATCTCTCGTCTGAATGCCACATCATATACATTTGATACGAGTATCTTGTAGTCTCTCGATGAGTTTCGTGCGATATTGTTGCTGAGTGAAATGAAATCTTGCACAGACGCTGGATTAAGTATGTCTGATTCTGCAGGATTGTGACTCTTTACATATTCACAAATGCTTAATCCGTCAATATCTGTCACACCTTCTTCCGAAAGACCCTTTAAAGCCTCGAATAAAAGCTGATTCTCACGTTTGTTAAAGTGCTTTGGTTGTAATGATTCGGAATAAAACACATAGTCTGGATGATGAACAAGTGTGGCCAGTATAGCAGCTTCACTATCTCGCCGTTCCATATCTTCCGGCCTACGATATCTATCCATAGTTAACTCGCTCTGAAATCATAGAATGCATCTTCATCATAAGGCTGCATAAGGAATTTAATCATCTTATCGTAGAACTTCATTATTGGTGAATCTCTACGAAGATCGACGACACCGCTTCCATCAGGCGGAAACACTTGATCGGCAAGCCAATCAGTGAGTTCAAACACGTCTAAAGTACGTATATACTCAATATTTGTCATGCGATTTTATCCTTTCGTTACTGGTTATTCCAATATTCACAATCACTTGTTAGTCCACAAAGGTGTATACATCCAAAGTATTCAACGCTTGGTCTGAAATTTTCATCTTCTTTGATCTCACCTATCATATCTAAAGCCCACTTGATTGCCTCGTCATACTTTTCTCTGACGAATGGTTCCTCTATGAAGACGCCACTTTTAAAACAATTGAAGCATAAGCTCTTTGGAAACTTACCATATATCTGTTCAACGGCAGCGGCATATAAATACAATTGCACAAGCATCTCATCGAGTTCTTCGTCCTTTTTTGTGGGCTTCTTACGCGTGCTCCTTGGTTTTAGATCCCTAGATTTGTTGTCAACAATGTATAATTCGCCGTCTTTCTCTCCAAGATAATCGATATATCCTATGAATGGTATGCCGTTTATCTCATACTTTACTTCCATCTCAACATCGATCATGTTGTATGGAAACGGTTCGAACGATTCAAGGTACGCTATTCCTTTTTCGATGTAACTCTGTACGATTTTTTCTGATGGACGCGCTCCTTGCACTTCCGTAGAAAAATCTGTAAGAAATTTCATCTTCATATCGCTCTTTTTTAAGCTTCCACGGTAATATGATTCGATCAATTTGTGCAAGAAGCTCCCATATGATGTATAAAACCTTGGAGCCTCTCGCTCTCCACGGATGTATTTGCAGAACCATTTGTAACCGCATTGCTGGTAACAAGCTATACGTGAATAACTCCACACCATATCATCTATGAGTGGTCTATAGCTTATGTCTGCCAAAGAATCACCTCATTAGTACGGCAGTTCTTCGTCCGGTTCACCGCTGTCAACGCCATAATTGACATCAAAGTCAGGTCTGTTTGTTGGTGCTGCCTGCTGCGTTCCATTTTCGCCGTTATTGAACTCACTTTCAGTTTCGAAAGCGAAACAGCTAAAGTTTGTATACGTTGTATTACGCTCTTTGTCGTAATGGTTCGTCACATCGACCTCTTTAAGACGGATTTTATCCCGCTCTTTCAGCAGAGATGCTTTCTTAGCAGTTGCAGTACCAACAAAAGATACGAATCCACCAAAGTCTTGCACATATTCACCAGTATTTCTGTCCTTCCTGTTGATAGATATTCTACATTTGGTAATTGTGTCTTTAACAGGTTCTACACTCCATACGGTTGCATAACTGTTTGTTCTAAATCCCATTTACTCTTTCTCCTTTATGTTGAATGTTGTTTTGAAGTCTTCTAAGAGCTTTGCTGCTAATGCAGGCTCTTTAATCTGGAAGTAATTTGCAGATTTCACATACTTCTTAATGAACTTTTTCAGGTCTTCTTCTTTATCTCTGTTGTCGGCAAGCCATTCTTTCAGGATTTTATCAAACTCTGCAATAATTCCATCTGCAATGGCACGATCTTCAGACACCTCTGCTTCTTTCTGCTTACTTCTGTATGCGTCAACATCGTAATCTGCTTGAGCAATCTGGAAGTATGATGTAAGGAACTGTCTCATAGTGTATGTCATCGCAGATCCAAGTGCTTGTGATGCGTCACTCATTGAAGCTGTTGCAAACCAGGGGATAACAACCTTTTCATCTGGATTATCATCGTTTACCCATATGAAATGCATATCAGCACTGAACAACATCTCTTCGACATGGTTTACATACTGCTCTCCGCTCTTTGTAAACTTGGTATTTTCGAAAATAACCTTTTCAATTGACGAAGTGCCTGTATCAATTGATGGTATCAGTGATACGTTGTACTTCTTCATACCGGCAGTTACATTTGCAAGAATCTCTGTAATATCAGTGTATGTATAATTAAATCCTTTTTTGTTCTTCTTTGCGACTTCGCTAATTGCGCGAATCTTGGCCAGTTTTTGATACAAATTCAATGGGGTTTCACTCATTTACCGTCGTCCTCCATTCTCTGTTTGTCTTTTAATGCTTCAATTGCCATTCGAATTGCTTGGTTATTGCGTACGCATTTCTCAAAGTCGTCGCATTTAAACATATCCATATATCTTTTTTCTATTATTTCTATAGCTTCTTCAATCGTCACTCTTTACATATCTCCTTTCTTTCCCCCTGCATAACAACAGTTCATATTTGTGCAACATCCTCTTCGTTATCAAACGGGATCATATATGTAATCATTGCACCGCATTTCGTACAGTGGCATTCGTGAATAAGACCATCACCATCCATGTTATAATCTTCAAACGAAAAATCACCGTCCCATATTACTGATTTAGATCCACAATGAAAACACTCATACATTCATTATTTGCACCTCATTTCTGTTCCTTGTTTAAATCATTCATATTCAAAATCATCGAGTTATCACCTGATACCATCGGCAGTTCTCCGTCCCATTTTTCTATATATCTCTGCTTTAAAATGTTATCCGTTAATGATTGTTCAAGAAGTTTATTTGCATCTGCTTCTGCTTGAGCCTCAATCATTCTTGCATCTGCTTTTGCTTGTGCATTTGTACGTGCGACCTGTGCATCTGCGGTTGCTTTGTCTATTGCCGTTTGGTTATTAATACCTTGTGTTTCAGCATTTTGCTGTGCCGTAATCTTTGCATTTATAGCTTCTCTTGTCTCCTCATCGACTTCTACATTGATCAAAGATACGTTGCTAATTGTGATGCCATAGTTTTCAAATCTTTTTGATAAATAATCAGTTAGTGCTAAGTTGATATCAGCTCTTTCAACACCAAGTACATCAGATACTCTGTATCGTGCTACAACTTCTTTAGTCCATGAGATTATGTTGGGTTTAATAAAACTATCTCGTACTTCTTTACCGTTTTGCCCACGGAAACGATTGAAAACTCCTGTAACGTTCTCAGGTTGATATTGATAAGTAAATGTTAAATCAATCTGTATAGCCTTACCTTCTGATGAACTCGCAGAAAAACTTTCATCTGTTACAGAATCTCCTCTCTCATCTGATGTGAGGTAACTCTGCTCTAATCCAACGGTATAGAGTGTTGTTTTAACTGTTGGTGGTACAATATGAAATCCTTGAGATAAAACCTCATCTTTAACACCACCATTCATGCTGTATTGCACTGCAACATAACCTGCCGGAACTCTTGTTGTGCATAAGATTAGAATCACGACAGCAATAATTACTCCAACTATAAGTGCGATACCACCAATAAATCCACGCTTACCCATATTATTTCCTTTCTTCTTCTTTCATTTCTGATCTTGAGTCGTCAAATATTCTGTATAAGAACATCCCTATTGGTTTATACAGCGCTGATAACAAGAACCATAGCGCAACTAAAACTAATACTATGATAATTAAAAATGCTGGATTCATATATTACTAAAACTCCTTATTTATTTTGTAAGTTACCCAAGCCTTCTCCCAACAAGTAACTTATGCTCCGCACCGTCCGATATTTACAACCTCGCACTAGGGTTTTGGCAAGACGGAGCGTCCCTTTTATTTTTTGGATTAAATACCGCACCGCATCTTTCGCATACAGGGAATTCTTTTCCGTAAATAATGTATGTGCAAAACTGACTTGGTTTGTGTATGCCAAATTTACAGAGTATGTTTCCAATAATTTTTCTCATTCAATATCACCATATTTGATAACATAGACATCTGCTTTTGATTTTTTTGCGATGTTTATCATGTTTAACGTTCCTCTGCTTTTTCCGTCCCAAAACGCAATAACTGTAGCTTTTTCTTTGAGAGCATAATCAAGCATCTGTTTGTTGCGGATTGGTCCTGCGGCTCGTCCATATTTCCCCCAATCAGCAGGAAACACTTTTAGCGGTATATTATTGTTTTGTGCATAACACTCGCCTATCTTATCCGCTCCACGACAACCACCAGTTACTATTTCGGAGGACTCGGCATTTTTAATGAGCGCATCAATCGTGGAATACAATAATTGTGCGTCATTAAAATCTCTTGTTCCGCAAATAACAATCCTATTTGTCATACATATCTCCATATTAATCACTCAGCAGGTTCTTCGATTTAGAAGTCAACACATTTTACCTTTGTAATTATTCTTTTTCCGCCTCTATCAAACAGGTCATAAAATGGTTTTGCGACGATACCTTCCATTGTTTCATTCTTAAAGACAGACTTGGGATGTCCTTTAATATATTCAACGGCTTCAGGAAGTGTACCATGCCCAACAATAGGAACTACGTTTAGATCAAAGTATCCAGCAATCTCTACAATGCCACTCCTTTTAAGCCACCATCCATCAATATTCACATCAAACAGGATAAAATTTACAGGACCGTATGCACCACCATTTTGTATCTTTTCGCCGTATCCTTCGCCGTATAAAACTGCGGTTTGATTCCCAAATTTTTGCTCAAAAACCTCTTCTTTTGGTGTTCCAAGGAACATTTCCTCCAGTTTTTGAAGTAAATGTGGGGGTATTTGCGAGTTATCTGTACGTCCTTTAATTGACACTCTATATCCATCCCAAATGATTCGTATATTTGTACCGTCGATTTTTTCTGTCCATATCCATTGACAGTTTTGCAGATACTCAAGCTCATGTGACGAGTACTGACCATCTAATAATTTATTGTTTCCAAATTGTTCTCGTTTAAAAATATTCGGAATTTTTATGTATTCATACATAGCTTTTAATCAATCTCCTATCTTACACATTCGCAAATTAACAAATATAGTGCAGCGCCAAGACACATCCATATTAACCACAAATCTTCTTCCCGTCTGTAATGTGCAAAGACACTTATCTCAAGAGCACCTATTGCTGTTAATGCGATAATTACTACTATTATTATCGTATTTGTAATCATATTTACCTCATTAGAATTTGAATTCATCATCTACGAAAATATGTGATGACAACAATGGATCTGGAAGATTACGCCATGCTATTACTTTTTTAATATGATCGCCATGCCAATGGTGTGATTTTTCGTTTTTGAAAAAGCTTGCAATAGACGTTTCTTGATATTCACAAGGGCGTCCTCCGCCAAATGTTTCAAAGGACACGATTGCCCATACTAAATATCGCCCCTCTTTTTCTGGTAACTGTTCTTTACATAAGATCCAGTCTAATTCATATTGTTCCAATGCTTTAGTTGCCAGCCTACATGCATCAATGATTGGTTCATTTCTCCAGATTGGATTTCCAGATGTTAAATAAGTACATATATCATTAATTAAACTTATCGCGTCCCTTGCATTCATCTTTTTCTCCGCTTTACTCTTCTTCATATGGCTCTGGAAGTGGTATCCATGCGTTCCAATCGTCTAAATCATTCCACCATGTAGAAACATCCCACTTACAGCCTTCGTTTGTTTTTATTAATCGTCCCAATGTCATGTTCCCGTATCTATCGCACAGAAGGACTGGATCACCTTCTGTTGGCAACTGCTCACTACACGGTATCCACTGCGGTTTTGGCTTTTCCATCCTCATGGCCTTTCCCCTCTCCATGGTTTTGGAAGGGGCATCCATGCAATAACATCATTCCAAAACCACTCTCCATCATCTTCATCAATGATGTGATTAATTTCAAATTCACCGTAATCATCACATGTTAGGACTGCTGTTCCGTATTCTGGCAACCTTTCACTGCACGGAATCCACTGTGGTTTCTGTACGCCGTATACAATCGCAGATACCATTCCAAGCAGTTGGATTTTATATGATTGGTCGATATCCATCTCGCTGACTTGCTGGTTGAAGTATGAAACCATCTCGTCAAGTGTTCTGTGTCTCATCGGTTCTCCTTTCTGCATATGGCTCTGGCAGTGGCATCCATGCAAGTGGATAATTTACTTCTTCCATATCTTCGCCCAAATCGTAGAACCATGTATTGTATTCGCCGTCATAAAATGCCACACAAACACCGATAACAGTTTCGCCCGTGATTAGGTGTAACTCTTCTGTTAGCAAACACCTTTTTAATTCTCCCTCTTTTGTTTCTGGCAACCGTTCGCTGCATGGTATCCACTGCGGTTCTGGCTGTGCGGACGGCAAGTCATTCAACACCTTGCAGATTTCATCCGTATACAGAAATTCTGCGTGATTTGGTTTATCTAAAATAGCCATCAGCGCATCAATCGCCGCCTGTCTCTCTATTAAATCAGCTATCGGTTCTCCTATTCCATTTTCAATTGCATCGACTGACGGTAACTCTTTTATTGCATTAGATAATGCTGCGTTGTGGTTTAATAATGGTGCGACCAGTTTTCCGCTAATGTATAAATCGTATCCATCTTCTTTCCATGGTAGCTTATTAATTTCATCTCCAAAGTATTTATGTACTAGATTTATAACATCACTTTTAAAAACTAACTCATTCATAGTTCCGATTATTCATTTCTTAAATTCTTTTCAGCCAATTGTTTCCAATTCTTTAATCCAATGAACGCTTCGATCAGATAAATACCTTTCTTTACTGTGTATACCGGATCTCTCTTTAGAATGTATTGAGTAACCGCAATTATATCTGTAATTAGCCACCACACATACTGTTCTGTGTATCTAAGCGCCTCCAAAATGATAGCCACTATACCAATTGCGAAGATCGATGCATCAAGCCATTTCATTACAGTTGTATTCCATCCGAATTTCACTGCAAAATTCATCCACGTATCTCCAGCCACACTTGCTAATACAAAATGAACGAATACTGTGATTCCCGCGATAATAGCTACAACCAAAACGTTCTGTATCGGTGTTAACCTCTTTGATTTTGCCAATAGGTGGTCATCTTCATCTTGATGCTTATACCACTTAACCCATGATACGATGTTCATCGGGAAGTACACTATAGCTTCAAGCCAAAACGTTGCCCATATGCCAAAGTATGCAAGATAAATCATAAAAACCACGGTGTTTACTACTGCAAATGGAAAGTTCATCCTGTTAGCTTTAGCTGTGAAGAATACACAAATGACGCCACATAATCCTGATATAAAATTAATTATTGCAAGCCACTGAGGTGTGCCTTCCTGCGGTAGAATTGCATAATATATAGCTATGCCAATCATAACTACACACATTAAGATTTCATACCACTTCAAAGACTTAAAAGCATTTCCAATTTTTCTTAAACCATCCATTTTCTCTTCTCCTCTTCGGAATTCATCGCTCTTATCATCGTGCTGCTTATCGGGTATTTTTCACGTTTCACGTCAACAAGGATGTGCTTCGCTTCCGGATAAGCTCTCGCAAAATATTCTTCATATCCAGGCTCACTCGAATATACATAGTCCATTTTTGGCACATATTTACGAACAAGCGGAGTTTCTGCGTCCCAATTTTCACTTCCATCAGGATTTTTGAGTTCTGTACAGTCAATAATATGTAGATCTACGTTGTCATATAGCTTACATATCTTATCAACCTGTTTAAACCTTGATGAAACTTTGAGTTCTGGGCTATTATTTTCAGCCACGACATTAATTTCATCATCACCATTCACAAACATAATCACTACAACGTGGTCACACTGTCTGGCTGCTGTGTCGATACAATAATGATGCCCGATGTGCATTGGCAAAAATTTTCCGCCATAAAATCCTTCAATCATTATTTATCCTCTTCTCCTCTCATATAAGCACCGCACGTCGGGCAAAAGTCGAATTTACTTCCTACTGGCTCAACGAAAAACTTTCCGCAATATGGACATCTTAGGTTAAACGCACTCCCTTCTCTTATCCACCTCCCCGTCTTGCGCTCCGGTATCTTACCGCATATCACCTCGCTCGGAATCGTTCCGAAGTATCCGCCTTTATTGTGGATAATAACCATATCCTTTCGTATTTCGTCTATATAGCCGTGGATAAACACCGTATCACCAATCTTCATCGTCATCCTCCCAATCGTTGAATGGACACTCAGGACACCTGCATACAAGTTCGCCGTCATCGTTTACGTAGTAGTCATCTCCGTATCCGCCGCATTCATAACAGTAATCTTCATAAGGTGGTTTCATACTTTCTTCTCCTACATATAATATCTAGCAAATCCATCCACCAATGAATATAAATGCTATATTTATTGGGAATAATGTACATGATATCAACAAAGGCCATATTCCTATTTCTTCGATAATCATAGTTTTGACCTACCCCTTTATACTATTTGTCGTCATTGAGTCCATCTATCTTTTCAAATACATAATCCGCAGCCTCTTTGATTGTTTCTATAGCGATTTGTGCATTTTCCACTGTTGCCATTTTTGCTATACTCATTTCAATCAAAGTCTCTTTCGCCGGAACAAAAACACCCACCATTACACAAATCACAGTAGAAATTGCAAAAGTTTTTATAAGTTTTTTGCTTCTGCGATTTTGTTCGTCATCATTATATTCACAGTTTACAATTGTTATAATAGTGCTTGTTATCAATGCTATACCAAGAAGTATTCCAAAAATAAACAACAACCCACGCAGCTCATCTGACACCTGCATCCAATAAAACATCATTGGATTTACAATATATTCAGTCATTTATTCTCCTTTTTACAAACCAGTCATACCAAGTTCCATCTTCTTTTGCATATAATAGTCAAATCTATATTTACAAGATGCACATTTGTCCTCTTCTTCCTTATAACGTTTAAGCTTTTCAATTGCCACCTCAAGAGCAGCTGCCTCAGAATCCAAATGCTCTAATGCGAGTTCAACCTTTATTTTCTCTAAGTTGAAAATTGTTTCTTTCATATTTATTGGCATCATCATACGCTCCTATTCATTTCGTGATTCCCACGCATCTAAATCTGAGTTCAAAAAACAAACTGTATAACTATGTCCATTATCACATTTCTTCAAAAACCTCGTGAAATACTTATAACGTTTAAGCATAATCATATCTTTCCATTCTGGATATTTAATTTCTTCTTCGTCCATAATATTCTCCGTATCATTAGGATGTATTGACATGTTATTAAAAAATGCCACAACTATATTCATTATGGCATTTTTTAATCTATAAAATCATACAATCGTCATTTTCCAGTTCTCATAATCTTTTCTATACTCATTGACCTTCTTGTTAAACGCTATACGGTCCAATTCATCGGATGCTTTACTGTTATATATACGTTTTTGTGAATCTATATTCTCTTTTACCAAACTACGAAAAGCCGCATCACCCAACAAACCAGCTATATCAAGTTCTCTCATTCTGTAAAACGCTCCAGATAACCAAACCTTATGATAATTCAGTTTTAGGTCTGTTTTACCTTCTTTGAAAGCGTTCATAACCCTGCGAGATATATTTGATCTGAATATGGATAAATCTGGTTTACTGCTACCACGAACACCTCTTAGTATACAATCACCAGGTACTCTATCTCTCCATATGTCTCCGGCATGTTTGTAGTTTGAGTTTATATATTTAAACTGTAAATCATTAGCGCACGATTTTATAGTGTCAATTCCTTCCTTATATAATACACATCGTGTTTTTATCCCTTTAATGATACTGTTTTCGTAATCAATATCAGATTTCTTTATTTCCATAATGCTGGACTCGTCATAGCCTCCAAATGCGAGCCAGAAGAAACATTTTATAGGTTCATCTGTCGTTCCAATCTCGTCAGAAAACACATCATTCAGAAACTTTTTTAAATGCGCAGGATTCTTAACAGTATGTCTACGCATCAATTCAATTTCATCACATGTTACAGATAGGCCACTCGAAGATGCACCTCTCACACCATTTCCAATACACCACCGAATGTATGATCGAATCGTACTGATAGCTGTGCTTCCGCTACGACCACGACTTCCGTTAATTGATACGCTGAGAATTTTCTGGATCTCATCTGCATCCATAGTACATAAGTCTTTCTGATTTTCCTCTTCATAAGCACTGAAGAAGTTAAGAAATGACCGTCTAGCTGATATACTCTCTTGGCTGCTCGATGTTTCTGCTAAAAATCTTTCCTTTAATTCAGCGTTATACATATTCATTTTCCTCCTATTTTGTATGTATCACGCTACGTTATACCGTAGCGTTCAAATAGGAAGCCTTTTTCCAAATTTCAAGTAACGTTTCACGGTCGATAAAAGCAATTGCTGATGTCGCAAGTAGGTTCGCTTCTGCAATACTAGCCATATAAGTGCGTGACATTGATGTAATAAAAGAACCTAATCTCTCTTTTGACATCCGTTCTGGATTTTCACATAACACCATACTGTCAAACTTGAGTCCGGTATTACGTGCTGGCAAGAACACATGTGTCGGCAAATACCTCTTCTTGATTGACGATGTTATCGGTAAGGCGATGATGTTAGGGCTATGAAGATTGCCGGTGTTATTCTGAAAAACCAAACCCGGTCTCCAACCGCTTTGTTCGCTACCGTGTCCATCGAAGTGCATCATGTATACCTCGCCAATGCGGACATTACTAGCAGTGCGATTCATATTGAGATCCCTTCCTCACCTCTCACACCCATCTTAGCACAAGTCAGAAGGGATGTCAATACATTTATATGTATTAAATTTTGTCCGCCAAAAT